GGTCTAGATGACTGCCTTAAGCGTGAGTTTGATTACAACATGGTTAAAGGTGTAGGTAAAGAAGTAGAGGTTTATTCTTTTGAGGAAGTAGCAACTTATGCTGCTCTAGACGCAGAGTGGACTTGGAAGTTGTGGAACAAGTACTCGGAGCAATTAGATGTTGACAGCCTACGTGGCGTGTTTAACCTTGAGATGGATGTTTTAGATGTTATCTGTAGCATGGAGTTACGTGGTGCAGATATAGATGTAGCAGAGCTAGAAAAGCTAAAAGATAACCTAGAGTTACAACTAGAAATTACTAAGGGAGATATCTACAGTTTAGCTGGAAAAGCTTTTAATATTAATAGTATTCCAGAAAAGCAAAAGCTTTTGTTTTCTAGTAAAAAAGAAGGCGGACGTGGACTACGCCCTAAAGTTCTTACACCAGCTGGCGAGAAGCGCATGGAATCCGGCACCCCATCAACGGTATCTGACTATTCGGTATCAGAACCTGCACTAAGAATGTTTGCAGGAAAAGATGCTCTTGTAGATGCGTTTCTCAACTATTCTGATCTAAATAAGTTATTAACTACTTATGTTATTCCTTACTTAGGTGGGGATATTACACGCACCCTTCTTGGTAAATCAAAGACGGTTGCAAAGAAGAGTCTGCTTCTTGATGGACGTATCCACACAGACTTTATTCAATATGGCGCAGAGACGGGAAGATTTTCTAGTCGCAATCCAAACTTACAGAACGTGCCGGCTCCGCACACTGTAAACGGGAAAGCGATTAGAAATCTTTTCGTTGCTCCAGAGGGACACTCTCTTGTTGTTGCAGACTACTCTCAGATTGAGCCACGAGTAATTGCATCCTTTAGCCAGGATAGAATTATGTGTGGAGCATATTTAAACGGAGAAGACATATATACAACTGTAGGTAACACTATGGGCGTAGATCGTAAAGCTGGAAAGCAACTTGTGTTGTCTTTGGCATATGGTGTTGGCCCTGACAAAGTTGCTGCATCCATCGGCTGTTCTGTTGCAGAGGCACGTGAATTGTTAGATAGTTTTGTGGCTAAATTTCCTGCAGTGGCTAGATACAAGAAGCACGTAGTGACTGAGAGCCGTAGGCGTGGTCCAGTACCTTACGCATTGACCTATATGAACAGGCGCCGTTATCTACCTGAGCTTAGATCTTCCTTGGTTTGGGAGCGTTCTAGGGCTGAAAGACAGGCGTTTAACACGGTAATCCAGGGGTCTGCAGCAGATCTCATAAAACTTGCTATGATTAGGGCACATAAACTTATACCTGAAGGGTCAAGCCTAATCTTGACTATTCACGATGAGTTGGTAACTATCTCTCCAAATCATTTAATTGAGGAGACAGAAGCAGCTATTCGTGAAGCAATGGAAGGTATTAACGCTCTTAGCATTCCGCTATTAGCAGATGTAAAGACTGTAACCCGTTGGGGAGAGGCTAAGTAGTGTTCCGTAGAAAAAAGAAAGACCGGATATCTGTAGAGACCGTACCTTTGCCTGTACTTATTCGTCAAGTAATTTACGACTCAATGCTTATGCCAACAGAAGATATTGCAAACGCTTTAGGTTTGCCGCCAATTTCTGATGAAGTTGCTGATATGGAAGAGCAAGCAAGTGAAGAACGTTTAGAACGTTTTGCTAGCCTTATTCCATTTATAGATTCTCACGCCGACATGATGTCTAAGATTGCTACCTCAGCGTATTTGTTAGAAGAGTCTGATGAGGAAGCAAAAATTAAAGTAGATGAGGTAGCGGATTTAACTAAGTTGTTTAGGTTAGTTGCTTTGTCATCTTCTTTATCTTGTGTTTCAACATTGTTTAACTTAGGGCTAGTAGAAATGGTAGATTATGAGTAGTAACGATTGGTGGGCAAATAAACTTGGCACTAAAGGTACAGGAGTTTCAACTCCTGCTACAGGTCCTCTACCAGGAAATGTGTACAAGGCAACTACAAACCAACCTACAGTACGTGTAGATTATGATCCTGAACAAGATCAACTAGTAAGCAAGGCTGTAAGTTCACGTAGCTCAGCTACCTGCCCAAATTGTATGTCTGGTAATTATTTTGCACCACAAGGTACAGAGCGTATGCGTTGCTACGACTGCGGGTACCCTGTTATACAGTCTGCTACTGGAAGTGGACTTCCAAGTTCCTCTTCAGGACCAGCAACACCTAGTAAACAAGTAGGTACATCAGGATTTAATCCAACAACAATCGTAGATAGGATAGGATAATGGCAGTTATTAACGCAGAGGCACTGAAAGTAGTCGCTCAATTAAACAAGAAGTATGGTGCAAATACCGTAGTTGCTGCTAATAACGTTGTAACAACCCAGCGTATCACTACAGGTTCTTTAACGTTAGACGTTGTCCTAGGTGGGGGATGGCCTATGAATCGTTGGGTAGAGTTAGTGGGTGAGGCATCACATGGTAAGACAGCTCTTGCCCTAAGAACTATTGCTGCTAATCAAAAAGTAAACCCAAATTTTACTGCTGTATGGATTGCTGCAGAGGATTTTGATTCAAAGTACGCCGAGCTCTGTGGCGTTGTAACTGAGCGAGTTATCCTTGTTGAGACTAATAGTATGGAGAATGCGTATGAAGCGGTTATTAAATTTATGGAAAGCAAAGCTGTGGATATGGTCGTTATTGATTCTCTTCCTGCCTTGGTTCCTGGAGCAGAGGATGAGAAAGAAATGGATGAATTCACCGTTGGACGAGGGGCCCTCATCACCAACAAGTTCTTCCGAAAAGTAGCGTCAGCTACTAAAAGAGATTTGATTGAATCAGAACGTCCAGTATTGGGCATGATGATCAATCAATACCGTATGAAGATCGGCGTTATGCACGGCGATCCTCGTACTACTCCAGGTGGTCTTGGTAAAGATTATGCGTATAGCGTTCGTTGTGAAGTAAAGCGTGACGAATGGCTAGAGGTGGGCACTGGACAGGATAAGCGCCGTGTGGGGCAAACAATCCGCGTCCGCACAATTAAGAACAAGACCTATCCACCACAGCAGACAGCCTACCTCGACTTCTACTTCTCTGACGGAGGACCAGTTGACGCTGGGGGTTATGATTCCGGTAAGGAAATTGTTGCCCTATCCATCCTCAACGGAATTGTAGATCGTCGTGGTGGCTGGATGTACTATAACGACCGTAAGTGGCAGGGATCGCAGGCTCTTATTGATTCTCTTCGTGAAGAAGTTGATCTAAGATCTGAGCTCACTGCTGCAGTAATGGATACATTAAAGTCTGCTCCAGTATTGATGCTAAGTACAGATGAAGAGTGAAGGACAAAAACAATCGTTAAAGCATGAAAAACGATTGCAAAAGATTACGGGTGGCCAGCGCAGTGCTGCCTCCGGAGCTTTTTGGTCACGTAAGGGTGACGTTAGAGATGACGAACTCCTTATTGAACATAAGTGGACCGGTAAGAAATCTGTGACTATTAAGTCAGAGGTTTTAAAAAAAATTACAACCGAAGCAATTTTAGACAGTCGCAAGCCTGTGCTAGGGTTGCACCTTGATGGTGAGAATTACGTCGTTCTATTAGAGGAGGATTTCTTTGAATTACGTAATTCAATAAGAGGTGAATAGTGCGTTATAGTGATGACCCGGCCTGGACTTGGCGATATGAAGCTAAGTGTAGAGGGGTAGACACAGAGTTGTTTTTCCCACCACGGGATAAAGAATTGTATAAGCCAATAGCAGATGCTGCAAAGGCAATCTGTTGGGGCAAGGACGGGCAACCAGCTTGCCCGGTTCGCAAAGAATGCCTTAAAGAGGCTATACTTAATGATGAACAGCATGGAATTTTTGGTGGCATGTCCCACAGAGAACGTAATGCAGCACGTCGTAAGTATGAGAAAAAAGGTTTAACTTTAAACCAATGGCTTGAGAAAGAGGGTATGAAATATGGCAAAACCGAGGACTCTAGAGAGTAAAGAACTTAAAAAGTTTCTTAGCACAAGTAAAAGAGAAACACGGTTGATGGGTGCTATAGAGCGTCATGTTCTATCTAAGCCCTTTGATTCCCGCAATATGGAGGTCATACACCCTTCTGATATTATTAAACCGGAGTGGTGTGCGTTAGCTCAATACCATGCACTTCTTGGTAACTATAAAGAGGTGCGTGAAAAGCCTGCTCTACGCCTAGCATCTATCTTTGCTGAAGGTCATACTATCCATGCTAAGTGGCAAAATTGGTTAAAAGAAATGGGTGTTCTATACGGCAAGTGGTCCGACTCTACAGGTACTTCTTGGGCTGTTTCTAAAGATGTACACAAAAGTGTGGACTACGCCGAAGTACCACTACGCAGTGCTAAACATAAAATAAGCGGACACGCTGACGGTTGGGTTAAGGGTCTTGGAGACGATTTCCTAATTGAGATTAAGTCTGTTGGTGTAGGTACTTTACGTTTTGAGGCCCCTGCGTTACTTGCGCAATCAGACAATGATCTAGAAAAAGCCTGGAAAAATATTAAAACACCTTTTCGTTCTCACCTTTTGCAGGGCCAGGTATACCTACATCTTTGCCACCTAATGGTAGAAGAAGGCTTACTTCCTAATGCCCCTAAAGAAATTGTATTTATCTATGAACTTAAAGCCAATCAAGACTATAAGGAATTTGTAGTACAATACAACCCAGAGTTTACACAAGAAATTTTTGACAAGGCACTAGATGTAGCTTGGGCCGTAGACAATAACCGCCCACCAGTTTGTAGTATTAATTCTGTAAATGGCTGTGAACGATGCGCACCATTCAAGGAGGAAAAATGAGCATAAGCAGAGATGTACTAGCATCACTAAACGAGCTAGGTTTTTCACTTACCGTCAAGCCAGAATATGATATCCCTGTACTTCCTAGAGATATTACAGAGCTAGATGACGAAGGTCTTATGGATTTGTTTGTTCAGTTTACCCAGTGGAATGATCATCTATCTGGCGCACAGGCTCTATCTATTATCAATGAGAGAGAAGCACAACGAAACCTGGACAACGCAGAAGCAGCTAGTATGCTTAGCAACTGGACTGGTGCAAAAGGTGACCGTATTACGTTAATTAAGGCGCAGATCGCATCTAGCAAAGATATCCAAGATCTACAGCATGAGTTAGACATTAAGTACGCTTTTCGTAAACTAATTGAAACCAGAACTCTCAATGTCGAGAGAGACTCACAAGTTGTATCTCGTGAGCTTACTCGACGTACATCAGATGGTGGTGGAATGAGATCAAGAACTAGGAGATTCAACACATGACCTGGGAACAACTACAGTTATTTACAGATGAAGAGGTTGGT